ACTACTTTTGCCATTTACGCCGCCTATAATAAAAAGTTTTCAAAACGGGCATTTCGCCCAACTAGTTGCATGTTGTAATCAGTTCATTAGACTCTTTTTGAGATAACCAGTATAACCCTTTATATTTTCTCTCTTTAGGTAGTTCTAATATGCGGGCTACTAATATTCCCAAATTTATTATATCATCCCATGTATAATCTATTAGTTGGGATTTGTAAAAGTCCATTTGCTCTGTAATGTTAAATTGATTCTTTTTCATAACTCAATACCTTTTGGCTTTGTGTCTAATAACTATATAAGGTATCTCTGGATATTCCGATTCAAACAATGCTTTTTTAAGCTTCCAGACAGATGTTTTAACCCCTTTGTACTCATTTACTTCTTTTTTGCCATCAAAGTGATGAATAAGGAAGTCTACATAATGGGCGCCGACTTTTTTTCCATCCTTACCGTGTAAATCAAATCTTATTTGAGACTCGTACTTCATAATAACAGCGGCTTTTACCTGCAATGCCAAGTCGTTACAGTACCCAGCTTCACCCTTTGAATCATGCATGTGGTTAGCATTACAACGACATCTTACATTACGGTATTTGTTTTTTCTGTACATCATTAGTACATCTCAATTTCATTAGGTTTTGGAATATAAAGGCTTAAAAACTCGCTGGCCCATTGTCGTATCTCTGACATCTTGTCTTCCCATTCTACAGTTATCCAATCCTCACAGCGAGTACTTCTTATATATGAAAGCTTGCCATCGTTTACTGTAAAAAACTTATATTGTAATATTCCATGAGCCTTATCAGGAGTATAACCACTATAATCAGCTATCATTTTCACAACACATCCACGATAGTATTTATTCTGCTTATCACTTTTTTTACCATACTTACGGCGTACTATTATTTCAACAACCTTCCCTTCAAGAGTACCACAATGCATATAAAAATCTGGTATACTATCAGGGATAGGTTTGCCTTTTTTAACTGTACCTAAAAATATTGGTGTCTTTGGCATTAGTATTCAATCCTTATGTGTCTGATTTCCTTTTTTGCAACAAGAGATATCACCTTTTTTCCAAATTCTTCTGGAATACCATTCTTCACAAAATCGTCCAAAGCTTCCCGATTAATTTTTCTTTGATGGGCTACATTTGCAGCTTTTTTTTCAGCTTTTTTCTTTTCAACTCTGGCATCTTCAGCCTTTATTCTTTCGATTTTGGCAAGACGTTCCTGCTCTTCCAGTTTAGCATTTTCAACAGCTTCCTTCTGGTCGCGTTCAGCTTTTTCAAGAGCATCTTTTTTGTCCAGGTCGGCCTGTTTTGCGTCTGTCTTAATCTTTTCTTCTGCCGCAATTTTGGCTCTTTTTTCAGATTCGATTTTTTCTTCCGCTTCCTTTTCTGCTTGTTCCTTTGCTTCTTTGGCAATCTTGGCCTCACGTTTAATGCGGTCTTTTTCTTCCTGTTCGGCCTGCTCTTTCGCGATGCGAGCATCTTCCAGGGCTTTAAACTCTGCTTCTTTTCGTTCAATTTCCTTCTGGCGATTAAATAAATCATCTTCAGCAAGGGCCTCTTCGTGTAGCATTTCCAGCTCAACAGCGTCACGCTCTGCCTGTTTTTTAATCTCTTCAGCTTCTTCCCAATCGGTGAGAGGTTTACGTACCTTTGCCTTTAAATCCTCAAGGAAGTCTTTAGCCTTTCTCCTTTCGCCATTAACCAAATCGGTTTGACGTTTTCGCTCATCATTTAATGACTTTCCAACTTTGTCTATCAAGACCTTTGCCGAAGCCACAGACGCAGCTTTAGATTTTATCTGTTGTCTCCCTGTGGCAGTTTCGATATCAGCAACCAGATTCAAGGCATCTTTTTCGATAGCGGTTAATATTTCTTCAAGCGTGTTTTCCTTAAAGGCTACAAGAGCCCTGTCTTCTGTTATGATTATCACATCTTCTTTTTGCATGATTTCCCCTAAATAGAATATTTTTCAACTACAAGTTTTAGATCTTTAATAAAAATCCGTAATTCGACAGTCAGCTTTCTGATAAAGTCCTCATCTCTTTCAAACCTTACAGTAATAGGCTTGAATCCTCGCGAATAGCTTTGTAAATCCCACCATTTGCGCCCTGTAACATACAAAGAACCTTGAACCTGCTGGTAGTGGTCAACTTTAGACCATCCGTGCTCTAACCTATCCAAATGAACCTCAGAACAAGCATTCTTTGTTTCAAACCCACCATCAAGCCCAACAAGTCCGTCTGGCGAACAACCAAACTCTCTTTTTTCATCAAAGAAACAAAATCCAACCTGCTCAACTATAACACCATTAATAAATTCATACAGCTTTCGAGACTCATCTTCGCGCTCATGCCCCAATTCCATATCAAAACTTTTAAATCCATCTTCTTTTGTACCGCTTACAATTTCACCGGCCAATTTATAGAGATACTTGTTGCGAGATTTTGAAGGAGCACCGGTCGATGTAACTATTTTTTTAAACTGAGAGGCACTTGGTTTTCCCAACTTTAACGCATCCCATTCTGGACTGTTTTGAGGTATATCTTTAATTACTACCATGTGTTTTCTTTTCCTTTAATTTTAGCGCGTTAAGGACAGTTTTGTATGTTTGTTCCGGAATTGTTTCAACACTCTCTGCTTTGGCATACCTTAAAAACCCATCCAATTCTGTTTCTGTTGCAGCAATTAAATCTATAATAATATCCTGTTGTTTTTTAGTGATGTATTTTGTTGAAGGAGTGGCACCCCGACCATCATCGTCTTGGTCATGAGTTGCAAGTCCTGTTAGTGCCAAAAGAGTATACCTTTCGAGATATGTTATAGTAGAACCAAGAGCCTGAATAGGGTTTTTCTTTCCGGATGTATCTGCAAGACCAACAAGAGAAGTGTTTTCGCTATGGCCAAGCTTGTGAGTTATTGTACAAGTAACAGTAACGCTACTTCCCTCCTGTAATGTTGCCCATCCAGCCGAAAACCCATGTTTAGCAAGTCCGGTATTAATAGTATTTGTAACATTTCCCAAACTAGCATGGCTATATCCCGTAGCGCTGCCATCCCTGTTTTCGTAACCGACCTTTTTGTCTTTAGTAATTTTAGGAGGTTTTTTTTTGAACGCAGCCATGGCCTGAGTATACGCTTTTCTTGCTTCCATTGCGTCCCACTTCTGCTGATACTCCAACATTTTTCCAACTTTATCTAGATCAACATTGTTGTTCAAAGCTAATTGCATTGCAGACATCGGGTTTTGGTTGGAAACTATAACAAATTGATTCTCCTCCTGTGTGACCAATGAATTTTCTTCACTCACTTAAAGCCTCCTTTACTTTCTCTTCCAGAATATCATCACAGTATCTATCTGTAAAATATTCCGGCTGTGTGTGTATTATTGTTATATCTGTCACCTTTTTGTTTTCGGGTATTAAAGTATCGGTATCAATTTCGTATTCAACATCCACTTCCAGGTCTTCGAGTTCTATTGTTGTGTGTGGCATTACATCTCCCTTAAAAAATGTGCGTTTGTGCCCCTAACATAATAAATTATGCCTTAACCTGTATCTGCACTCCGACCACGACCCCTTTGCTCCCCTCTACCTTGAATGATTATTAATCACACCTGACATAATGTATTATTTCTCATGATGATAGCGTTTAATTCATCCTTGCCCATGGGCTTTTTGTCTCTGAATATTTCTTCCCATCGTTTACTACCCTCCGGCTGGCGTTGGAATACGAGAGTTCCTTGGCCGTCTGTGTTAATTTCAGCGAGGGCGCGATGTCTTCGGTCTTCCGATTGATAAAGTTTTATTTTCTGCATGTGTGTAACTCCTTCCCCAAATCCCAGACCGCAATTGTAACATAGTCCTAGTTTGGAATGATAGAGGTTTTCTTCTGTACAGTTAGGGCAAGGCATTACATCCCCCTTATTAGGTATATGTAAACCATTGTCAGCAAACTGATTATTCCTATTAGTATTTTATCCATTATTTTTCCTCATCCCAACGAACACTTTTACATTTCGGACACTGCCGGACATCGGATTTTCTGGGAGTCCATTTGTGACCACATTTCTTACATTCTACCTTTCTTAAACGTATCTTCATATCCACTCCTTATAAGTTTACTTATATCGTTACTTAGTAATAT